CGCCTCCACCACCAGATAAGCCTTCTGATTCAGATGATCCTCCCATTCCAGTCATACCTAGTATGTCTTTTAAACTACTTCCACCAAAGATGGATCCCAGCATTCTTCCGCCAGAAGAGTAGTCTCTTTTATCTCTATAGTATGGATTTGCCAGATATTGTATTCCAGTATCCGCTATGCCATTACCTCTCCATGATGCCCTTGGGACATAATATCCTCTAGGCTGATTATACTGCGACGAGTCTGCCCCTCCAGCCATACCGCCCAACAAAGCATCTAAAATACCATTGCCGCTACCTGATTTATAATCATCAGCATTATCTTCTGTATTATCGTTTTTACCGCCAAATAAACTTAACATTACATGAATCCTCCTACACCACCTATTACGGCACCACCAGCAGCGCCCCATGGGTTACCAGTTGTAGCAGCACCAGTCATAGCACCGCTAGCCATATTCTGTAACACACTGCCAAGACCACCACTTCCCTGGGCTTGAGCTTGGGCAACGGCATTTTGGTATGCAATATCTTTATTTGTATTTCTTGTATTCCAGTTAGCCAAATCTACATTATGAGGCGTTACGCCATACTGATACATATTATGGAACATATCAAGTGTATTGTACCTACGTTGTAATTCATTATTAATCAAGTTCTCATAGTTAACTGCTTTATTATATGCAAGGTCATCTAGCTGTCTTTGGAATTGTCTTTGATACTCATCTGTCCTATATGCTGGAGATGTAGCATTAAGCGTCCCAAACTGATTATAATTAGCAGCATTATACTTGTTCATTATATCAGTATACTGACGTTCCATATCGCCAAATGCACGTTGATACACATCATTATTTCTAGCCTCTAAAGATGCTATAGTAGGCTCGTCAAAGACATTAACCTTATTATAGTTTTCTAATACACCCTTACCACCAAGGTCTGCTATCTCTCTACCTTGTGTTATCCAAGGGGTATCTTGAAACTCCTCGTATGGCTCATGCTGAGGTGCTTTAGATTTCTTTCCCATTTATTATTCTCCTAAATTCAAATTACTATATACTAATTCGTTATAGTATGTGGGCACATTGTTCTTGTTGTAATATACTAATCTATTTCTTAGTGTACCCTCTATTTTAAACCCTACATCCTTAAGTAGTTTTATTATTCCGAAATTATTAGCAGGAACGAATGCCTCCATCCTTCTTATTGGTTTCATATTTTCTTTTAAGTAATCGTAACAATCAAATATAATTTTTCTTGATTCCCTACCCCAATATCTTTTACTTACTATTATGTGACATCCGCAACTAGCAATCTCATCATTAAATATAAAGATATTATCAAATGTTACTACGGCAGCATATTTTCCGTTAGTAGTATCAACTGCCAATAAAACTACATTATCCCTAATGTCATTCTTTATACATTCCATTATGTCTTCATCGGTTGTAATACCAGATGCTAGATTAAAGACCTTGCTAGCCTGTTCTTTATGGAGGCGATATACCTCCTTTACTTTTTCATAATCATCTGGTTCCAGCGTGACTTCTACAAAGTCATATTTTCTTGGTTCCATATTGCTCTCCTCTACCAAAGTGCCTCCTCGGTTTCTATTCTTCTAAAGTTATATCCATATATTGCAAATGCTTGACCTGGAGTGTTTGTACCTATTTCTACCTGGAATGTTTCAAATACATTGTTAGGCAATAACATTCTTATAGAATTAAAACTGCCAGATGCCCAAACATCTTGGTCCCACTTAGTAAGGTTATTGTCATCATGTATGTCACCGTCCCAAATTAACCCGCCAGATGTTAGCATATCGTCGGTTATTATTCTATCTTCGTATGGACTATCACCATCTTTGAATGTTCTTATATAAAAATTGTTTTTATACTCAGCAGCTAGGTCAACAGCAAATTCAGAGAATGAATGGAAGTAGTCGCCAGCCCAATCGAACCATGGAGATTTATAATATGATATAATAGGTTGACCGTCGAATGTTGGCCCTATAAATTCTTTAAGGACCTTTCCATCTTCGGTCCCTATATATACCTCATTAACATAATTAAATGCAATAGTGACTTGCTGAGGTACCTTACGTACAACAAATGCCTTACATTGAAAGTCAAATATTAAACCGTAAGAACTACCAACTTGGTCTATCATCGGCATATAGAATATCATCCATCTTTTTCTAGGCAGGGACACGCAGAACACGTCATCTAAATCTGCATCTCTTAGGTTCTGGAAAACATTCCTAACCTTATTTGTAATAGCATCACCAAGGTATCTATCACTAAATATAGTTCTTTGAGAAAGTGGAAATATATCCATATTCTCCCTAGAATAAACGTAATACTTAGTGTTGCTTACTATCCAACTTTGTTGGCTATCACATGAAACATTACTGTATGGTTTTATCTGTATTGTACTAGCATCACCAGTGCATGTAAGAATATATGTATTGTATTCTTTATGGACTAGCATAAAGTCTGAATATAGACCTAAGCCCTTAATCTTAGATGTATCATTATATACACTATATATTACACCCGCATCATACTTTATATCCCACTTATTATATTGCCCTACCTGAGAGTAGAATAAACCATTCTCTCCACCTATCCACAATCTACCGTTATAGAACTGTATTGCAGTACCTCTTATTGGAGTATGAACATCTGGATCTTCTTCATTTACAAGTGTAGCATTACATGCAGAAACTTCTGATAGATACATATTAACATTTGAATATGTAGCAGCAGAATTTGTTGTAATTGTTAAATTAGTATCATCCGTGACTGTATCTATTGTATATACTACATCAGACGTAGAAAACTGTATAGTATCACCTGGTTTTAATTCTGTAGTAAACTTAGTTGATACACCGGTTACAGCTTTTGTCCCGCTTGTTATTGATACTGTACCACTAACTATCTGATGTCTACCAAGTTCATAGAAAACCGGATCATCAGCCCCATTAGTTGCAACAAAGCCATTATTCATATTACAGAAACTAACTCTATCCGCACTATGTGGAAATTGGAATAACTTTTTAAATGTATTAGTAACAGCATCCAACATTCTTACTTCGCCGTTTCGTAATGCTATTACCATATACTTATTATTATTTTTAACGTATTCCCAACCACCAACTATAGCAGAAGACATCTTATCGCCTACTTGCATATTGCCATCCATTGACTTTATGCCACCGAGTTTAAGAAACTCTACGTTGACCATATCTGGAGACTCGGTTTTCTTAGGTGTTGAGTTGAGTGTATCTGGAGTAGATACATTATTTAGACCACCAGTCAAATCATAGTATGCAATTTTAGAGCGTATTCTACTCATAAGTTCCTCTTAAGTTACCAACGTAAGGATTTCTAAACGCAGCTATCTTAGCCTCTAGGCTAGTTGGTCTGTATCCAAGCACCTTACCACCTTTAAAGTAATCTTCAGTAAGTCTTTGATTACTAAGCATTTTACTGTATAATGCATTATATTTGCGTCTATAGAATTCAGACTTAGGATCTCCAGCAGACGCCCTAAAATCTCTAACTACACCATATACTAACAATGACCTGTATCCCTCTGGTATAATCGGTTCATCTGTGGCTTCTGTCATTATATCCTTAGGACATCCGTCTGCATCTACAGCGTATTTATCTGTTAAATATCTTATATTGTATCTAACACCATCCTCCCCTTTGCCCGGAGTTGGGAATAATCTTATCTTATCCTCATATATCCAGTAGTATATTGGTTGCCCATTTGTACTCAAAGGTAAGTATTTATGTTCCATATTATATATTAACGGAGGTCTGTTTGTCTCATCATCTGGTCTTATATAAACTATATATCCATCTGGCAAGTCATATTCGTCTACACCTTCGTAAGTATATAACGCTTGTGTTCGCTCTCTGAACTTCCAAGTATCGTGCTCTCCGCAACAGAGTTCTCTTAATACTTCGTTCATTTTTTGTTTTATTAATCTTCCCTCTGGAGTATTCAACCCCTCCAATGAAGTTACAGGAAGATAACTCATTAAGTTTATAACCTCGTTGCAAAGGTCTAAGTAATTTCTACCCATTTATACTCCTTATAAAAATAGGGAGGGAGAATATCCCTCCC